ACTGTAGCTTGCTTCTGAGCCATCTCCATTTCCATAGCCATCTGCTGTACTTGCTGTTGCTGTGGGTTAGGTTGATTAGCCTGACGCAATCCTGCAATAACTTCTTCTCGATTGGACAAATTCATGTTATCAACAATAGATTCAATAAGCATTGGATACATTGGAGATTCAGGACTCATTGTTTGCAGAAGCTGTACAAGCTGTGTCACTTCATACTCACGAGCAATAATACCAAGTGAGCTTGAAGGTACAAACTTAAAGTCTTGTGCAGGGTAACGTTCTGGATCAAACTGCATATAACGATGTGCAATCTTTGTTACCATCGGTAGTAGGAATGCTTCTTGGAAGTTAATCAAAGTACGTTTGTGACGTTTGATAATAGCACCTAACGACATGCTAATACCTGCCGCCGTGCTGTCTCCGTTAATAGAACCTGGAATACCTGCGGCATCAATTGCCCCAGTAGCCATCTGTACCATTCGTTGCAACTCTGCACCTTGATTAAACGTGACAGCATCAAGCTTACCAAAGTTAAGAGGCTGTAAGATTTCTGCAGGATTACCATTAGTCAGAATTGTCTTACCTGCTCTTACTTCCATCTTAGCACCACGAGGAAGCCTAGAAGCGTCTACAGCCATCATTGGATGTACAGTAAGTGCTAAGGCATCAATGCGAGCACGTAGTTCTGTATCAAGAGCTTTCTGTGCGTTGTATCCTTTTTCACAGATACCACGTCCCCAGAACCTACCAGGTACAACATCCCACGGGAATGCAACAACTGGGCGATCCTGCATCATGTATGGATTCATTTCAGCTTTGAGAATCACGCTTTCATTTGCAATGACAACCATTGCTTCAACATACTCTGTTGTTGCTTCATCGTCTTCAGGTTCATCAGTGCGATGCTCATTAAACAAATGACGAGGAACTAATCCATAATACTTTGTTAGACGTACTTTGTCATCTGTGTACATTGTGAGTTCTTGATCAGGCTCTAGGTCACTATCAACAGCAAACGTTTCAACAGAAACATCAGCATTGTAGATTCCTGCCTCCTGTGCCATAGTAACTTGATGCAGTGGTACATACTCATCAATCGCTACACCTAATGCATCTTCAATGTTTGTAGCCACAGGATCAATCAAAAAGTTTTGTGGCATTACAGGCCGTAGTTTAAATACTGTACGAGGCTTTGCCATAACACCAACAGCCTGCATATCTCCGTCCATCACAGGCTGTGTAGCAGGAGTAAACTCAATCTGTTCTTCAGCAATAATCTCGCCAATACCTGTACCAAAGATTGCAGAGTTAAGAATACATTCTGCAATAGACTTACGTGCTGAAACAAACTTTAAGTCTTGATCAAGGTTTTGTCTAATAAACTGGACATCGGCATTGTCTTGATCCATCACATCATCTTTGATGTCAAACCACTTTCCACGTCCAAATGTAGCTTCCTCAACTTCTGCTACAGCAGACTCAACTGCTTGTTGGAGAGCAGGACTAATTAACTTTGATCGTTCGCTGTGACGCAGGCTATCTTCCTTAGCCCAAATACCACGCCATAGTCTGTAGTATTCATCAAAGTTTTCTTGGTAGTTGGATTCAAAGTGATCACGCCACTGTTGGCACTTGTTAACTACCCAAAAAGCGTCCTTGCAATGCCCAAACAACACGATCAGTTTTCTTTTTATTACCGTGTGTAAGTTCTTCTACTCTGAAGAATCTTTGATTTGATTTCATAATATCTGTTAAGTACGGAAGCACTGCATTCTTCAACGCTCCTTTTTCAATCCCAACAGCTACAGGTTTGTAGTGGGCAACAGCATCAAAGATTTTTCTTGCTGTCTTCTTAACATCCCAACGTCCATGTACAATGTCTGCAACCCACCATCCATCTTCATTGGCTTTGACAACAGCAATAGCCGTTTGGTCTAGTCTTTTATTCTTAGACTTCGTTGCATGTTCAACATCCGCAAAGCCTGCCAAGTCCACTGCAATATAATAATCGCCAAACTCAGGCTCTTCATTATCAAACTGTACCCAGTCTTCTTTAAAAATTTCACTACCAGATGCTTCAAAGCTTGCAAGGAATTCCTGTCTGAACGCATAGCTCGACATGGATTTTTTAGCTGTATCAATCTCGTCTGGATCAAGAAGCGGATTGTCATAAGATGTGAAGTGCCATGCTTTATAGCTTTCATCATCTCCCATATCAGCGTATGTATATAGCTCATAGAAGTGGTTACGCCCCATTGGTGTTCCAATAAATAAGGCTTCACCCTTTTGGTCAGCAAGCGCAGGACGTAGGATAGTTTCCCAAACACTGGGCTTCATATCCGCATACTCGTCCATAACAAGGAACTTCAGGGAGACACCACGCATTGTCTCTGGCCTGTCAGCACCTTTTAAACTAATTGTTGTACCATTAATCAAAGTAATTTGGAGATTGTTAATATGACTCCCTTTGATTACTGGATGTGCAATTTCTAACAAGGTGCTCCACATAATATCCCGTGCTTGTCCCTGGGTAGGGGCTACATAGAATACATGACCACGTTCTGTTTGCAGAGCATAGATTACTAACAACCAAGCCGCTAGCCTTGATTTACCTGTTCGTCGGCCTGCGGCTACAATTTTAAATCGTGTTGGATCTGAGAATACTTCCTGTTGCCACGGAAGCAGTTGAACATTAAGCTCCACCGAATAACTCTACATCACCTTGCAATAAATCTCTTGAGGCTACCATTTGCTCTGGTTGTGTTGATGCTTTTGGAATCCGAATATACTCACCTGCTTTAATTTTATTAGCATTTGTAATATTATTAAAAGCCATCAACTCTTCTACACTAACACCTGTATCTTTAGAAATTTTAGACAGGGTATCGCCTCTTTTAATTTGACGACCTAACAGTTCATCTTTGTGGCCCATATATAAACGAATAGTGTTGCCTGAGCTTTCATCTTCAGTTTCAGTCATTACTTTACCTGCAACTTTTCTAACATCACTATACAGGTCTGATCCTTTATTAGATCCACTTTTAGAAAAATTATATTTGTCTGTAAAGTAAACTTCGCCATCGTCTGTAATTTCAATTGAACCACGTCCAACAGATGTTGCCGCTACTAACTGTGGGTTAGCAGGAAGCATTTTAAAAAACTCTCCACCTTTGCGAGCTTCATCACTTCTAACAAACCTGCCAACGTCTGTTCCATCTTCTAGTGGTGCATAATCTTCGTACTCTGTTCCACGTCTTCCTTTCTTCAAAGCATTGACAACAGATGTTCTAATTGCATCAACAACAGGAGCTTCAAAGTCTTCATTTGTTTGAGTGAAATCTACACCTGTCACAGTGTTTGCAAGACCTTTACCAAATTGTTCTACAGAATCTGTCCCTAAAAAATTTACAATTTCAGATAAACTTAGATTAGAAAACTCATCATACACTCTTGGTACAATATCAAGACCTTTTTTACCTAATGATAAATATTTATTAACTGTATCACCCACGCATTATCTCCACTAGCTCTTTACTACGCAGTCCTACCTGCAAGTACCACTTACTATCCATCATCTCTATAGCGGCTTTAGGATAGTTGCCCTCATTTACAGCAGTCGTCATGTTCTTAAACTTTGATAAACGATTGCGTCCAAGATTAAACGCCATGTTTACTAACACACGTTTAACATGATCAGGATGAGATTCAAAGTTTAGAAACAACGCACAACAGTCTGTCACTGCAGTATCAAAGTCTGCTTCAAACCACTTATCTACCAGTGCTGATGGTAGTTCATCACCAACTTCATAGTTGTCTTCAGTGATAAGATGTCCAATACCACCCGTAGGTAGTCCTAAATGATCCAAGTACACTTCAAAGCGTATGCCTTCATGCTTCATCAAGTCTGTTTTGATTTGATTCTTTAGCTCTTCACTCAGAGACATCAGTATACTCCGCATCTATTGGCTCTTCACTACCAACAATCGTAGTGTCACCGCCTACACCAGTGATTGTAATGGACACTTGCGAACGTCCACCGCCATTCTTATCCTTATCAAAGTAAGATAGAGGTAGTATTCTATCCATACACATCTTCAGTGCCGCCATCTGACCAGGATGCTCATCATTCTGAGCAATTTGTATCACCTTGTTAATGACTTTGTCGCCAGAAGTAGCTAACAGTCGAGCTTTGAATTCATTAATCCTAGCGGCATCACCGGGTGGCCTACCTCTAACACCTCTATTACCTTTCTTTTTAGCTTCAATGTCAGATTTCTTTGGGCGACCACGCTTTACAGGCGTAGTGTTGTCCGTCATACTAGAAAATCCTACGTTAATTTCCATATAGTATAGCATAAAATGTAAGTAAAGTCAAGTGTTGCTAACAGATTCCTTTTTAGATGTTACAATATAACGTTTTATTTAAAATGAAAGATGTACAATTTCTGTACAGATATTAAATAGTTAGATAGTTTACACAGATCAAAGGATTGTCAAGACTTTTTAGTCAATTTAGTTCTTTTTTGTGTCTGTGTAGGTACTGTATAGACTGCGATGGCTCGGCAGCCCCCCGGTGGGGTGCTCTGTAGCCACACCAGGTTGACTCAGATCTTTGAAGGAAAGTCAAGACTCATTATACTTTGGTCTATATAGACTAAGGTAGCATTGAAGTGTGAGTGTCTATGTAGTACCCTATAGGGTTAAAAAGTTTAAGGCATACTACTAAAGTCTATACTACTAAGGTCTATTATACTTTAGTCTATTATACTAATGTCTAATACCCAGGTGAATCGAGACGTGGTAGTCAAGACTATTCATATGTTTTAGGTGATGATGTTATACTAAAGTCTATGATACCTATGTCTAATACCATTGGTGCGTTGCACAATATACTATGGCAATTGTCGATAGAGACAAGCATTCAAACAGTGATGGATAAACACGAACAAACCCAAGTAGAATGCGAGTCAGTGAAACTCATTAGGCATAGAGTCAAAAAAGTTTTACATTAGGTATTGACAATTGAATACGAACATGCATAATAGAATACAACAAGGCGCACAGTTTGGGTGTTGGCTACTACGAAGTGTAGACTGTGCTTGGCAACATAGACAATAAAAGACCCACTTCTTGGCAACGTGCAGAAGTCAGTGACTGCCACCATTGTAAGCCGCATTCGTGCGCCTGTGGGCGTGGACACATAATAGTATGCATCCGAATCTGTCTAGTTAAATTGTCCTAGCTAGCAAGCAATTGGTACTACGGACTAGAAACTTTATCTCTCACATGTTGCATTGACAGTTGACATCAGCAAAATCCAGGTTTTGTTGGTGTCAGCACTCAATGTAACAAAGGAGACTAAAATGGATATTCAAGACAGCATAGACTTTGATGCACGTTGGGAATCTTCAGACGAGTACACAGTGTTCGTTGGTGGTACTGAAGTGATCAATTATTACACTTCAGAACGCCATGCAGAAAAGATTGCGAGTGTCTGGAAACAGGCAGGGTACGATGATGTCAAGGTAGTGAATACTTGGACAATAGAAAACAGTTGACTTGATAGATGACATTGGTTACAGTGTCATCACTCAAGACAATTAAGTCTTGGTCTAGCTAAACAGTGAGAGGTTAATAGCTATGAAAATTGCAACAGCAAAGTCTACATCATGGGTTCGTTGGTCAGCACTACGCACTGCAAAGTTACATGGACGCAAGTTCTTCAACATTGCAGGTGTTCGTGGATTCGTTGCACTGCGTAAGTACAAGAGTCGTGGCGTTGGTATTCAAACATCACCACTCACAAAGCAGGTGCATCTTGGCCGGTTGACAATTGGTGTCGGCAAGTATAACTTTGCATAGTGTACTGCCATAGGGCATTCGTGAGAGTGTCCTATATCGGTAACACTACCGACTACATAGAGAGGTAAAGCAGATGAGTAAAA